TTACAGCAATATTGGTGATTATGCAATTAGCTTCATAAAAGACATTTTTCTTTGAATTATCAGGATCACGATAAATATAAAATAATCCATCAAAATCTGACCCTTGCTGAGTACGAACCAGCAATTGAGCTAAATAAAATGGAAATTCTGGGTCTGTTCCGTATTCATTAGCCCTATCTCCTGTGTCATAATCATGCTCCCAGATACAGGTCATTGATCCTTGACCACTAATTAAGCCAGCCTCATATTGATTTCTAAATTCATCTCCAAGATTTGTTAAATCAACTTGCTCTCTACTCGTTGTCATTTCAAATTCTCGAACACCTGCTACATGCCTAAACCTTTCGTTTCTAGTACGAATTAAAATATCTTTTGCAGAACTAGGAGCAACAAGAGTCAAAGCTGTTGTTTGCCCACCTTCTATTGCAGCAGCAAAAGAACTATATAAACGAAGACCTCCTACCTGATCAACATTAATAAACCATTTCCCATCTGGATAACTATGACCACTAACTAATTCAAGCGTTGAGCCGTCAGCAGTCTCTATTTCAACTTCATCTCCAGTTATTAACGAACCAGAACTATGGTCAACACTAAATCTTTTCGTTGATGTATTTACGTCATAAGGATCTAACTTCGTCTGCAAAGCAGATTGAAGCGTGTCTCTTTTAAGGGCTACTTCACCCCATTGACCAAAATAAACACCCATTAATCAACCAAAGTTGTGTTGCCATAAGGAGCACCATTAGCTTCCCAACTAATATCAGCAGAAGCAACTTCTCCTACTGCACTATTCATTGAAACCCCTGTAATAAAGACAGAGAATTGAATATCTCGAACATCTGTTGAGCCTGTTGTCATTCGCAGCTTTAAGACAACTTCATCTGATTTGGTATTTTCACCATCACCTGCTGTATCACCTGTCTTGATCGCAGAAGTTAAAATTGTGTGTAAGTTTGAATTAGCACCAGAGCCAGGAGTTGCGACGTAATAAAACAATCTTGCACTTCCGCTATAGCTTCTAACACCTGATTCAAGTGTTCTATCTGTATCGCCTAATGAGGTTGTTTCTAATACCGCCATTGAGCTAGAGAAAGACCATGACTGAACTTTTGCTGCTTTCGTACCAGCAACATAAAGTTCTCCATCTCTGCCTGAATAAAAACCCACGACCTTAAATTAAAACATTGAGTCTATTCTACGGTGAATCTAGGCAAGCAACAAAACTACAACTAACATTACTCTTTCCTTTAAAACTACTTGTGACACTTGGAGGGCCAGAATACCTCCATTTCAACCCCGATCCAGACTCTTTCAAATAAGCTAAAAGGCTAGTATCAGTCACACCTGCTGTTGCATATCCACCATTAAAAGTTACATAATCCCAATCTGAATTTACATCTTCATAATTAGCCAAAATTAAAGCAGCATCAGCATCAGAAATATTTGAAAAGCCTAGGGTCAAAGTCGCATTTACTCTATTTTTTCCATACCTCATTATAGTCTTAGCTCCATTTTGAGCTTCAAACTGAGTTTGTGGATACTCACCAGGTCTATAACTTCTAGAACTTGGCCTTACAGAAGGGAAACTATGTGGCATAACTAAAAACCATAATCACGCTCCCAATTCAGGGAAATATGTTGCCAAATTAGCAGGTGCTTCAGCTCGATACAACACAGCAAGTTTATTATCAGAGGTTAGTGGAGCGTGGCTAGCAGCAACCTTTATAAAACCTTCCTCTCCATAAGTAATAGATTCAATCTTATACAAACGATCTTCTGTTGTTGTATCAACTTGAGCAAATAACGTACCTGTTAAATAACCTTGATTTGCTTTTCCATCGTTATTAACGCTTAAAGAACCAGATTGAACTTGTCCTAAATTTCCAGGCTTCCAATAATAAACATTAATTGTTCCAGATATTGCAACTCTTGAAGTCACAAAACCGTCTTTATCAACACTTCCATTATTAAACCTGCTTGTATGAGTAACTTCTGAAATAACACGAATATAATCTCCAGGTAAAACACCTAAAACAGAAGTAGGAGTTGTTTCAAAAGTAATACCATGATCAACTTCTTTTCTTGTTGCTAATGCTATGGCAGCAAATTGTTGTGCATGAATATCATTCGTACACCAATTACTTAAATCAAATACTTCTTCTGGAAGTTTCTTTAATTCTGCATGAGAAATATTGTCGTAATCATAAGCAAAAGTTTTTACCTTTGTTTCAGGGAAAGAAGTTGACTTGTCTTTTCGGTATAACACTGTTGCTTTAAACATTTCTCTCTCTTCTGGAGAAAGAAAAGAAACTTGTAAATTACGCATATTTCCATCACTAAATAACGCTTTTATATCAATCCCTCCACTTGGCGTTGCTTTCGCTTGATAATTAATAGAAAAATCATCATTAACAGGGAAACTAGGTCTTAAACTGAATTGTCCTCCCTTAATACTGAAATCTAATAAGTTATAAGCTGCATGTTCGAAAATAAATTCTCTTAAATTAAACCTCTTATCAATTACGCCGTCCCAAGTAAATCCATTTTTATAACAATACTTTGCAGCATCAATCATTTCGCTACGATTGACACCTCTTGTTCCTATTAATTCAGCAGCACCATAGACATCATTCGTTAATAAATCATAAGCAATCTCTACAAAATTATTTGTACTTTGTTTTTCTATAGTTTCAGAAACAGTGTTTCCACTATCATTTATTAATCTTTGGGTTTTTATTCCGTCTGTTATAAAAGCAGATAAATTACTTAAACTTGTTATTTCTTGTGTGCTATGGATTCTTAAACCTGCCATTGCTAAGTCAGGATACTTTACAATCTGTTCGTCATCTGCTTCTTTGACTTCGTTGACAAATACTATCTCATGCTCAGGTTGACTGCTATGACTAGAATCTTCTGAGTCATATAAGAAATAATCTGCAATAGCATTATTTGGGTTTGTATTAACAATAGCCCAATAATCTCTACTAATTTGATTATCACCCGAACCACTAGATTCATCTACAATTTCTATGTCATCGGACTCAACTGCTACTTGATCTCCAATAACTCCTCTTGTAGGATTACCAGTTACATTTGTGAGCCTAACCTGATCGCCTGTAGCGTATTGATCCCCAGAATTTCTAATTGTCCATTCGATATAAGGAGTTTCTCCTGATTTTGCATATTGAACGCACCAAAGAGTTAATCCGCTAGGGTTTCGATCTTGCCCACCAGAAGCTTTACTGACTACAGATGTATTGCTTATAAAGGTGGTAATCGTTACATTTACAGGTTGTAAAATTTGTTTTTCTAGTGACCACAATTCATGGCTTTCTGTTTCTGATACAGATACTTGCTTGCTGCCAAGCCTAAATTTACGTCTTGTACCTTGAGCATCTTCTACCGTTACCCATGAATTATTTCCAGTAGGAGGATTACCTGCTGGCCCTTCAATATAAATAGGATTAGGGATTTCTGTTCCCCCGTAAATTACTCCCCAAGTATCCCAACCTTCTCTTATAGAACCACCTTTAAATCTGATTGCTGCAACTCCATTCTGACGACTAAAATATTCGCCATTCCCTATGTAATTTGCTGGATTATCAGAACCAGTTTGAGTTACATATTCCTCTCCCTGAGTAGGCTTTACTTCGTTATTACTATACGGATCACCATTTGAGTATGTTAAACCTACAACTTGCCCTCCCACAGGAGAACTTGTTGGATCGTCAGGATCAATTGTTCCTGCTCCTAAATTACCTCTAATCCATTCAGGATTTCCCATTTTACTGACGCTGTTATTAGTATCTCTTCTTACCCATAACCTGTTTCCATTAAAGTCAATAGTCACAGATTTAACAAAGTTTGTATAAGTTATAGTTTTGCTTGTATTATTGTGCCCAAGGATATAAACAACAGTTCCAGAACTTTGACTTGTAAGTAAATAGTTCCCTGCTACAGGTACAAACCTATAATCATACATTTCCCCTTGATTCTTAATACTTATTGTGTTGTATTGCTCTAGAGGAGAATTACCTTCTATCCCTAATACAACCGAACCTAAAACATCTTGAAATTCCGAATTGCTTTCTTCTTGCAATTTCATTTGGAACTTAAAGAAGCTAAATCTTGTTATATATTTATTAACTGAACCTATAGAAATAGAACCATTTTTTGATTCATACTCAGCAACTTTGCTCCTAGAAACCATTGCATTTATATTAGGTGCTCCATTCATTCTTCTAAATACTTTGCTCTTAATTCCTATTTCTGTGTAATCACATTGTCTAGTATTTGAAACAGCTCCTACAGCAACTTTTTGAATAATAAGACTATCAAAAGGATCTTTTGTACTATTTGTTGTTTGATATTGAATTAAACCTGATTCGTCAATTGTTAACTTATAATCCTTAGTAAAAGCATTGTGAGAATCCCAAATATTTCCATTAGTTTCTAACGTGCAAGTAGCTAAAGCTGTTCCTATTAAATACTGTTGACCTATTCTCAGTCTTTCATCAGCTTCAATTCTTGATGTATCTGCTGCTGACTTTGCATCTTTAGATCCCCAAGGAGCAAATTTATCTTGGTCTATTGCTCCGCCTCCAGCACCTTCTGATTCCCATGCGGGTTCTTTTAGTGCTCCGTAGATTCGATAAGTTAAGACTGTATCTTTATTAACTGAACTAATTTGACCTTCTGAACCACCTATCAAAGCTGAGTATCTAGGATATTTATGAGTAATCTTTTTTAATTTCTGTAAACTGTCATTTCTAACTTCGTCTTTTATTCCTTTAGGAAACATGACTAATTCCCAAGGAACTTTATAAGCATTACCATTTGAAATAGGAGCAAACGCACCAAATTTACTTTTAGAAGACTGAGTCTTAACAGAAGCAAACCCTTTATTAAACCTGAAACTAGGAGTAGAACCTCCCCCTGATTTTATTCTGATTGAAAACGGATCTTCTGTGTCAAATTCTTCTTCTCCTCTATTTTCTAAATTATGACTATCAGGGGCAGTTGTTTCGTCATATCTATCATCAACAGTATTAATTCTATTTTCAAATTCTCTACCTTTTGTAAAATATAAAGCTAATTTTCTTTTACTGAAGTCTTGCAACATTGTTGTTCCTAATGCAAAAGAATCAAAGGAAGGTTTACTTCCTAATTGACCATTAGAGAACAAAGTTACAACTGAAAGAATTTCGCCTATGCCAGTGGTCTTCATGTATGACCACAGCAATTGACTATTTACACGAACTCCTTTTCGAGCATATACAAGAGGAATAAACGTACCAAGAACAGCTAAATCCTGTATTGAATCAAATGATGCTTGTGGTGCGAAACGACTACGACCTTGAACACCACCAACAGTTAATTGAGGAGGAGTTTCTGGGGTTTTAGGTTTAGGCGTTAACAGATATGAGATTGCTGTTAAAGCAACTCCTATAATTATTTGACCCCAAGCGCTAAGAGCAAGAGTTCCTGCTGCTGCACTCCCTGTTACCATAAAAGCTGGCAAAGCTTGAGGCATCATTACGATGTCTGCCTCTACAGGTTTTGCTTCAACTAAATCTAGAAATTCAAAATATTCCTTTTCACTAATTCCTAAGACGTTACAAAGTTCTGCTTCATAGGGTAATAAAGCTCTTGAACCCCCAATCCTTCTAGGGGACTCCATTTTGCCTCCTGTTCTACGAATGAGATCCAACCGCCTTCCCAATAAACAGCTAATGCGTAACTATCTTTGCTTGAACAAAGAGCTACAACACCGATCTTAGCCGTTGTTACCAGTATTCCCCACTTACTTAGCTCCTCTTTAAAAATTGCTTGATCTTTCCTTTTAAATCTTCTATACCAATCCCTAGTTGGTTCAGGACTTTTAATACCGTAATGATTTAAAACTGTTCTTGTCAGACTTAAGCAATCAGCCGCATTATGTTTAACAGGATCAGCCCCTATTCGATATGAAATGCCTAATAATTGATGAGGTTTCACTTACTAAATATTTGACCTGTAATAGGTAACGATCCAGCAATAGCTGTTGTAAGGTATCTTCCTGTATTTCCTCCTACGGCATCTACACCGCTAGATAATAAAACTTCAATAGAAGAAGCATCGTATGACATCGAAGCAATTAACCAAGTATCAATAACAAGAGGTAAACCATCTAAAGCAGTAAAAGTATTATTCATTTTGCATGTATAAACTTTAATACTCCACTTCTTTTGAACAGCTTCAGCAGCGTAACTCATGGAAAGTTTATTAGCTCCTGCTACGCCTGTTCTATCCGAGTCTTCGTTAGCTAAGAATATACCTGCTTCAATATTGTCTCCCGTTTTTGTTAACGCAGCACCTTGATAAATAAAAGAAAGAAACGGATAACTAGCTGTTCCCATGTTTCCTAAATTTGCACTAATGACTGAATTAGGAGTGCTATTTTGAAATTTATAAATAACTTGATCGGAATAAGAACCAGATCTTTTTGGATCAAAAATTTCAATAAAAGTAGTTAAAGCAATAACGGTCATAAACCTAAAGCAGATCTTCTGCTACGAGAATTTTTTAATGTAGATAATGTTCTATTTTCTCCAATAGAAGCACCTCTAGCAGAAGCACTTGCAATAATTTGTCCTACAGCAGATTTAGGAACAAACTCTTCAGAGTTGAAGTTAAGAATAGGGCCACTGTAATTAACAGTTGTTGAAGCTCCTCCACCAGCACCGACATGAGACGAACCAGTGCCTGGAATTACTGCTTCACCTCTAGCACCTGCTGAGTAGCGTTGCATACTTGCAGCCATCTTTGATGCAGGAATGATGTATTCGTCTTCTCCAGCCTCTCCTACAAGCCCTACAGTTGGTTTTGTGGCAATGCCTCCGTAAGCAAACGGTTTAATTCCATTTGCCATATATCCTCCTTGTGCTCTTTTAAGAACTGGTGGAGTTGGGCCAGTAGCCACTTTAGTTCCTCCTCCAAAATTCATTCCTCCAATCCAGCTTGAAATACCTGCTTGAAGCAACATGCTTCCAATACTCTTAGCGATACTTGCAAGGCTTTCTCCTAGTGATTTCGTTCCAGCGATTAATCCTTCAATTGCACTTGTAAGTCCTGTTGCAATCGTGTCTTTTAT